ATATTTTAACACGTATTGTTGATTGATTGCTGCCAAAATCAGTTACTTGTTGAGCACTCGTATATTGCACGGTTTGAGTCGTTGATGTAAGCGTACGTTTTATGGTTGTAAACGCCGCGCTGCTGAATACGTCAATCTCATAACTCTCGGTATCCTCGCCCAGCTCAGCATCGATAAAGCTTCTCCATCCAGCAAACCTTGTGCGTCGTGTCCATACTATTGTCCAGTCGTTTGTTGTTGGATGTCGTGATCCTGTTGGCTGACAAGGAGACAAGCATTCGAGATTCACAGCATCATAACTAAATGATTCGTCAAAACCACTATCAATCAAATCCCCTGTAGTTATTCCACGGTAAATATACGACACTCCAATGTCTACAGAATCAACCTCTATAAATGCCAGATCATCACTATTTAAAAGCACTATCGAATCATTAGCAACATGCAATCCTGTAGCCCATTCAGTACCAAACTGCCCGCGTAGAAAATCAGACAAGATATAACTTCCATCACCTTGGAGCACAGCATTTTGACAAGCAATAATTTCCCATCGTCCATCAATTCCATAGGAAAACCAATTAGAACCGCCAAACATTTGTTGCTCGGTTACACTTGATAATGTACCTTGATAAAGCCTTATTGTTAATAGGTTTTTTTTGTCAAGAGTTAGACCATCATGTACTGCTATTGTTGTCTTTGCATAGCCTATAGTTGATCCTGGAGCAGTGAACCCCTGTATATCATCCCAAACCATACCTGAATCTCTTGATTGATAAATAACCCCGCCTTCCCAACCGTCCAAATACCCCGTCATTGCTGCCGGGAACCCTGGAGAGTTGTAAACATCCTGAATCATGGGAATATCTAACAGAACATACGTAGACGGGCCTGAAACAGAAAGTGTTACTCCCGTTGATTGCCCCTCCTCGCCGACAACCGATGCTGTATATAAAGCGGCTTTATTATACTTGGCTTTGCACTCCAGCCTACCGTCTGCCGTGTAATCGATTGCCGTCAACCGCGCCTCGTAAGTTGCATTTTCCGCCGTGATCGTAATCACATCGCTTGGCTCTAATGCTGAGTAAACAGGAGGCAATCTAAAAATCAAATCATGCCTCTCCATCCAATATAAATAAAGCAACACTTCTGCTTTCTGAGCGGCCTCTGTTGCGTTTAAAACTATCGGCAAATCCATAATCAGATCGTTAACAGCATCTGTATTTATACGCTCTACATATTGCTCGTTAATGTCGTATTCTCGAACATAATCAAAATATTTTAACGTCACCCTTCGACTAAGTACTGCATCCATTTCCCTTGATTCGATTACAGTCACGCCTGGCCCGTCATTGGCTGAGTGCGCGTCCAATAGATCGCTGTCAATAGTTACTACCGATGCTGATCCCCTGCGTTTAAATTTAATCTTATAACCAGATTGTATTGCATCAAAAGGCCAAGCTGATCTCAATGGGTCAATACCTGCGCGTATTGCCGCAAGTCCTGACACCCTAAAACCTCTGACAATATCTGTTAATTCTGTTGTGTCAATGTCTGCCACTTTTAAAAATTTGCTATTCAAAGATTCAGCTTCTACAATGTCCCCTAACGTGGGATACAAAGTAGGAGTTGATTCTACAGCAGTAAACCTATATAACCTTGCCAGTGAGCTAGATCTCTTGTGCATTAGAACATAGAAAACGCCATAAGAATATGCAGTAGAAAGGTCATCATTTATTGTAGTATCACTGATAAGTTCTCCTGATATTTGCAAAATGTCAGAATCATCTATTTCCCAATATTTAACTTTAAAATTACCGTCTACATAAGCTGACCATCCTTTATTTATACCAGATAGAAAAACCAACCCTCCTTTTTCGTCACTATTAGCAAATCCGTAATTATAAAATATTTTATCTGGGGATCCTGCAATCGATCCGCTTTTTATTAAATTTAAGTCAGTGTCTAAAATAAAGTATCTGTCAGCTTGTTTAGAGATTGCATTTCCCAAATGATAGGTGAAAATAATAATTTGCGTTTGATCTATACTAATAGCCAATCCCTTTATATATCTACCTGTTTCTCCTGATAGTGCAGTAGATATATCGCCTCTACTAGCTACGAACACCTCTGTGTTTGGATTTACTCGTGTTACGTCTCCCCACGGAATTAATATGCTAATTCCGCCTATAGTAGACGGGTCATTTGTCTCTGACCACCAAACCCAGTCATTATCAAAAATACCAACCTTTGTAGACGCGAATCCACTGGATATAAACCTTGTCCTAATAACTCCGTCATCTGAACTTATACTTTTAGTTCCAACATAATCTCCACTGCCAGTAATTAATTGATAGACCTCATTTGATGCTACGTTTTCACCGTTCTGAACAGTGATAGAAGTGTCAAACGGGGGATATGAATAAAAACTTAATAATCCTGATGCTGAACTACGAATTTGACTAGGGTAAAAGTCATACGGATAATTTACTATGTCCGTACTATCGTATAGTCTAGCACCTGTAACAGTGGCAGTTTTAATAACCTCGACCTTAATCTGTGCAGACTGAATTGAGTTTCCGTAATCTTTTAATGGTAAATCATAAAAAACCAAATAAGCCAATCCACGATATGCTGGCACGTTTGCAGCGCCTAGAGTAGCTTGCATACGTGGATTAGAATCTTGCGTATCAGTACCTTTGTAAATTGTAAAATACTGAGAATTATATATACTATTTATGCTATTAGAATCAAAAAAAAGTTTATCACCTATCCAAATACGTCCAATTCCAGCTATCGGCCCTTCGCATAATCCCAAGGCAAATGTAGCTGAGTAAGTATAAGTCTTTGTCGTAGCGCCACCGCCACCCATCCCCTTCCCGCCTTGTCTAGTCTTTTTTGCTGTCTCTTTTATCTTGTTATTTTCCAGCCAAAAAATGTTGCCATAAACAGCAATTAGACCGTACGCCCTAGGGATAAACGCGCCGTATGCAGAAGTTTGTACAGATAAATCCTGTAGTCTAGGCCCCTCAATTTTAGGCTGTTTAGGAGGATCAACAAATCCACCTATGGCCCCGCCAAGTGTTGACCCTATGGCAAAACCGATTGCCGTACCGACAACAGGGACAAAAAAGCCAAGTAATCCTCCTATTACTCCACCTAGTACTGTTCCTATACTTGACCCGCTCATAATTCAATGTCTCTGAATCTATACATCCTTACTATGCGCTTTGTCCAAGTTTTGTCTAGCGAATGTTCGCAAACTTTTTCAACCGCTTGATAGCTGTGTATTAATGTCGTGCCGGTATAAATTCCAACATGCTGCGGTTCCCCGGTAAATCGCATCATCAATACACACCCCGGTTCAATGGCAAAAATTCTCTCCAGAAAAGGCTGTGAGTCCGCTGCTTGCTCAAGCAAACCTTTATAAGGAGAGCGCCCGTAACCTGAGACCTCCAGCGTATCATAGCCAAGTCGACCGGCAACATGGGCAACAACCCCTGCACAGTCCATGCCCTTTCCCAATATCCTGCCTTGATGCTGGTACGGAGTATCTATACACTCACGCGCCGCGCTTATAATGTCGTCTAGTTTCATCGTGTTAATGATTGTGCTAGGGCATAACCACGCCCTACTGTTGAGGATAGTTGATAGATTTTTAAGTAAATAGTGCCCTGGTTAGAACCAAAGTCTGCGACCTGTTGCGCGGAAGTATACTGTACTGTCTGTGTTGCGGATGTCAATGTGCGCTTTAATGTAACATAAGTTGCGCTACTATAAACATCAACCTCATATGACTCCGTCGTCTCACCCAATGGAATGTCTGCAAGATTACGCCAACCTTGGTATCGGCTCCTACGGGTCCAGGCAATAGTCCAATCGTTAGTTGATGGGTGCCGACTGCCGGTTAATTGGCATGGTGACAACGGCTCAAGATTTACAGCATCGTAGCTAAACGCTAAACTAACGTCACTCTCAATTGTATCCCCTACCGTTATCCCTCTATAGTCTCTCTCTAGTCCAATTGATGCTGATGTTGTAGTGACAAAGGCGAGATCATCACTATCAAGCAAAACAAGGCTATCACCTGTAACGTGCAAACCAGTAGCCCATTCAGTGCCGCATTGACCTCTTAAAAAGTCCGACAATATATAAGAGCCGTCACCTTGCAACACTGCATTTTGTGCGGACATTATCTCCCAGCGACCATCAACACCATACGCAAACCAATTCGCGCATCCGAACATCTGCGCTTCTGTGATGCTTGATAGTGTGCCCTGATAAATTCGTATAGTTAATAGGCTGGTTTTATCTAGCGTCAATCCGTCGTGCACAGCAATCG